CATCGCTCTTGCTTTGTCAAATGCACGAACTGCATCAATGTTGTCCAATCTATGCTTTGCAACATCAGATTTTGCACATTCTTTGCACTTGTTTAAGTGACCATCAGCCATTTTTGCGTGCCTGTAAAAAGCCACTAAAGGCTTTTCACATAAGCATTTAAAGCATGTCTTAGTAGTCATACCGTGACATCTTGCGCGATTTGCTGGTGGTCATGTCATACCATGCAGAGGCCGTAGCAAAAGGCACTTCATCGTCACCGCCAAAAAACTGATCATCAGGCATAGGCGCATGTGTGCGCTGTGCCATTGGTGCAGTCTTCAGCGGGTTATGTTTTAGAGCCGCTACCATTTTGGGCAGAGCTTCCGGCACAGTCTTGCGGTCCAGAATCTCGCTTGCTGTCAGCTCTGTACTTGCCTGGAAAACACCGCGCAGCACCATGCGGCTACCTACACCGCCATCTTGTTTCTGATAGTCCTCAGTGCCCAACAATAGGCCAATTGGCTTGCATAGATCAGGGAAGATGCTTGCTTGCTTGGTTACGTCTTTCTTTTGGTCGTAGTCGTAAACCGTCACAGTGCCTTGTTTTGGTGACAAGCTGCGAAGTTGTAAGCAGGTCATAAGAGCTTGGAGCAAACAGAAGCCGCTGAGTTTTGTACCGTCGGTCTTTTCAACGTAGATAGAAACCTTCGTCTTTTGGCCTGCATCGCTGGTGAAGTGCAGGTTAAGCCCTTTGGTACCACTTTTTGCAGTAATGTCTTCCGCTTGGGTGATAGCGCCGAGGTATTTCCCAAGCTCTTTGATTTGGTTGCCTTGCGTGTCAGCTTTTCGTGCTGCGTTTGGGTCTAAGTTATACATGGTTGCTTTTTTCCTTTGGTTAAGCAGTGGTTGGGGATAAGGTGAGGTTGTAATAGTCGCAAACGGTAGCGTCAACCATTGCAAGATCGTTTTCGATATGCTCAGGCTCAAACATTCCCATAGGCGTTTTTACGGTGTCAAGGCCGTTGTTTTTAGTGCTGAAAACGTACTGCCCATTGATGACGGCGGTTCGCATAACAATAGTCAACAGCCCTTCAATCGTAATCTTTTCGTCTAGCAGCTTTCCGATGGTCTTAGCTTTTACATGGCCGGATTCGTCTTGCTGTGTGTGTGCCAGGATATAAACGCGCGTGCTGTCAGGTAATTTTCCTGCACACATCAGAATATCCCAAGCATTGCGAGCGATTTCGTTGTATTTTGCGAAGGCTTGATTGCCAGTTTCGTTGTCCAACACACGGCGCATAAATTCGTTTGCCAAGATGTATTGGAAGTCGTCAATCACAATAATAGGCTTATGCGTGCGCTGCATTGCTCCTACGATGGTGTGAGCGTTGTCAGTGACGATTACTGCGCCGTCTGGTGTGGCCTTAGTGCATGGCCCCCAGCCAGTAGCGCGAAACGGTAGCGGCTTTTTTACCGCTTGAATTAGTAGAACTTCGGCTGGGTTTAAGTTGCGCAGGCTGGTTGTTTTGCCAGTCCCGCTTTGCCCAAGCACCATACAAGCAACGCTCATGGCTTATTCCTTTGAGCCAACATTGCATCAGCCATCTTGTATGAGTGTTCTGCGGCAGCTGTATATGTCATATTTTCCTCTGTCATTGCAGATGCAAATTGCGATGCAAAAAAGTCCCGCAATGAAATGCCAGTTTGTTGTTTTGCAAAGCCATCTTGTTTTTTTGCAAATTTTGACCCGTTTGCAATGTGCGGTGGTTCTTTGTCATAGTGGCTTGGGTCTGGTTCAAAATCATCGTATAGGCTCATATCGTTTCCTTGTTTAGTGAAGTTTCATTGTAATCGCTTTTACTCTGCTTTTTGCAATTCTTTTACATTTATTTCCGTTCTATCGTTCGGGTCTGGTGGGTATGGCACATCTAGCAGCTTGCACAGCTCTTGCATTAGTCGATAGGCTGTGTCTGATTCCATTGCAATCGAAAAGAGGTCGGATTGGTTCACATCGTCCTCCGCATCGTTTCCCAAGCTCGCACAATTGAGCGGTATGGTGTGTGGCCGAATCGGTGATACATCTTGAATAGGCGAATGAATGTCATTTCAATCTCCGGCCAGTAAACAAAAACTTTTTCTGGTCAATTTCCATGCCAGTGAAAGACGCACCTTCATGGCCGCAATCGTTACCGTCATCATCTACATCGCCTCCGCCACCATGTGATTCGACATGAAAAGAGATATGCCTTGGTTCTCCATCATCACTGTCACCGTATGGGCCTTCGTCGCCCTGCTCCCACTCTGGATTTGGAACGCTCAACACAATCGGCTCGTCAGGGTTAATCATGTCCTCGCGCTTGTCGGCGGGTGTCTCGTCCCAATGCTTGACTGCACGGTTTACGAATTCTTGGATGTTGCGTAGGGTTTGGGGTTGGAATTTCATTTCAGTGCTTTCTCAATTTTGGTTATGGTAATTCGCTTTGGGTGTTCAGGGTTTACTGGAACACCATCGTGGTAAAAATGGGTTAGAACCTCTCTCAGCATAGATTGGTAGTCGGTCTTTCCGCATGGCACATCACATAGGCTCTGGCACGGCTCGTTACTAATGGGGCAGTAGTCGGGCCTCATGCTATCGCCCCGTCAATCTCGCAGTAGGGCGTAATCAAGACACGAGTTGCTGGCGGCACACCGTCTTTGTGAGTCTCTGCCGCATCCATGCAAAACAGTTCGATGATTTCCTCAAGGTCACAGCATCGGTTTTGCCAGTACACGGCAGAGTTAAGAGCGCGATCTGAAAAGTCACGCTGGCAGACGCGCCCACAGAATCCTCCGCATGATGAACATTGCATCACACCACCCCCGCTACTAATACAGCCGTACCAATCACAGCTATTGCAATGATGATCAAGTCAGTAAGCAGGAATGGCGGCTCTTGTTCGATTGGCTCGCCCAGGTGATCGAAGTGCGTGCGGTATGCGTTGGGGCAGCAGTCGCATTGTCTGCCTTGGTTGCATTGCTGATTACAGCCGTTAGTTTTTGTGTGTGTCATTTTCCAGCCTTTACTAAGTTACCAAAATCATCGATTACGGCATCAAATACGCCAGATCCCTCATAAAACCCAGTGTGATTGCATACCGTGTACCCAATCGCGTGGTAGCTAGTTTTGCGCCACCAAGAGAATGCCCCCGAATATCCGCTGTCGCTGACTGTGTTACTTGCTCGCATTGTGGTTTCCCTTTAGCCCAATAGTGATGGTGTTTATGTCGATTTGACCGTTTGAAAATGTGACCAGATCGCGTGCCATGTAGCATGATGGATTACGCAAGCCGCTGATCACTTTGCCCAAGTATTCCGGCGTATAGCCCATCTTTTTGGCCGATATTTTGATGGAGCCACGAGGCAGGCTGGCGAAGTATTCGGCTATGGTCATACTGCCCCCTTTGGTGCTGCTGCAATAGCCTGTGCAAATAGTGGCCTGAATCCCGGCCTTGGATACGCGCTGAATTCATACTCAATCTCGCCATCTTCATCGTGGGCTATGTCATAGAACGCAACTGGCGTGTCTTGCTGCTGTTGCAGTTCTTGAATCTGTCCCAGTGCTTTGCCGTACACAGTCATCAGCGCACGACCATCTTTAATCTCCCGCTCAAGCCGCTGAATAGGTGTCTCGCCTTCTTTGAGGTACTTCTCGAACGGGTCTATAGGCACTTGTGTTGCTTGGTAAAGCGGTATCACTCGGGCCTCAATGCCATCGCCTTCAACGCGCCGCCTGGTGTCCTCTGCAACAGCGAGAGCGCTGTAAACGTCATAACGCTGCCAAGGTCCGTTTGTTCGACGCACCTCAACGACTGCCGCCATTGGTTCAATAGGCTCGGCTTGCATCATTCCCCGCACGATGGCGATGGCTTTGTTGTTGCGATCCCATTTACCTGCACTGTCATCAATTGTCTTTGCATCTTCTAGAGCATCAAGCACTTTTTGTAATTGGCTCACACCGCACCGCCTTCCATATCAGCATCGCGCCTGTTTTCCCATTGCTGCTCTGCGCGGTCATATTCAGCTTGCTTGCGTTGGATGTATGCGTGGTCGGTGCAATGCTCCATTACAGCATCCATCGTTGATGTATCCATTAGCAGGTCGGTGATATCCATGCCATTGGAAAACACTCCAGTGATGTCAATATCGCCGTCGTCGGCTTCGTAGAACACTACCA